TTAATTGACATTTAAATTGAATTTAACAGCTTCGCCACTGAGCAGCTTGATTGTATTCTCACTATTGTTTTCGTACACATGTACATTTCCTAAAAACAGATGAATACTTTTCAAAGGCAGATTGATTTGCTTACTTATGAGGTACAAGTGATAGATATCAGACGGTAAACCTAAATTAGCATCAGAACTACGCTGATATGCGCTTAAAATCAGCTTTCCATTCTCAATCTGAAACTGAATGAGTGATAAACAAGGCTGTTGATTACTCTCTGTATTATTAGAACCGAGAAACAAAACATAATTCTTTGAGTTTCTCAGTTCTTTATTAATTTTCGCAATCAATGGCGGCAGCTGCTCAAAGTATGTCGGATAACTGTTGACCAAGATAGGACCACAATAATCCCACCAGCTTACGCCTATTTCCCGATATCGTTCTGTAAGACGTTCACCATTCATAAACAGCCCTAATTCATCTTTTAATTTCTTTTTTGCAATGGTATGCCCTTCAAACAGTTCAAGCAGATCTATCGGCTTTAAATCGATTCGCTGATTCATAAGGTAAGTATTATTACCTTTTTTGTTTTCCTGTACTTTTCCTTTTTTTAGGATTTTGTCTAAAATTCTGTGATATTTATTCATAAATGATTATTAGTTTTTATCTTTGCAACTCTCACATCTCAACATAAAAAAAGCACGAAGTACAGAAGACTTAGTCCTCCGTAGCTTCGTGCTTATGTTTAAAAGATGTGAGAGTTTTTTTTACACGGAGGACATTTTTTCCTCCTTACAAGATTACGTAACCTTGTTTATCTTTTTTGAGTTTAATCAGGTTCTGCCATTTATAACCTTTCTTTTCAAAATGTGGCATATCTTTAAAAGATTTCCAGTCACCGCCCCAATCCCAACCGTATTTTTTGAAAATGCTTACACATTCTTTCCAGTCGGCAACTTTATCGTTGTCCCAGTCTTTTGCAGTATCCCAGCTTGCTGTTTTGCCGTCAATAATTAAAACAATATCAACAGCTAAACCATAGTTATGAATGCTTTGACCGGCTTTTGCGTTGGTAACTTTTGGTTTTTGATTAAATAGTTTTGTTTGTTCATCAAACGTCCTATATCCTTGCGCAATTCGCATTTGTGCACGTCCTGTTAAGGCAGCATTACATTCATTAACGATTTCTGCGACTTCTTTCCGGACATCCGGATGCAGCAACGCAATTCTGTCTATTGTTGGTTTGTCCATGGTAGATATTTTTGTTTAAGTTTTTTCAGTAATTCCCAGCAGAAAACAGCCAGAACTGCACACAATAAAAATTGCCAGATACTGTTTTTCTTCGTTTTCACATCCGTATCGGTTGATTTCTTATTCAGTTTCTCCTGAGTTTCAGAAAGCAGCTTACTGTTTTTATCATATTTCAGCTGCAAATCGTTCTTTTCATCCTGTAGAATGCGTTTATCTGCTTTTAAAGTCTCAATTTCTTTGGATTCTTCAGACTGATTTCCAAAATTCAGTTCAGTATTATCATTTACCGGAATAGTGGTTGTGTTTCCAGCTTTATCGGTAAACTGAACATTTCTTACCGTTCCTGGTTCTGCACATTTCCCGTTACTTTTCAGAGTAAAATTCTGATTATTCTGAAGCCTTGATCTTTCAAAGTTGTTTTGTAAAGAAATATCAGTCAGATTGCTTTTTGTTGATGCTGCATTCACAGTTCCAGAACTGTTGTTTTGCTCAGAAACTTTTGCATTTATTTCTGAAGCTTCACTTTGTTTGAGCTTAGATTTTTCTTTTGTTATTCCGCAGGAAAACAAAAGAAGTAAAAAAAAGATTATTAGTTTGTTCATCGTTAATTATAAAATTCAAAAATTGATTTTTTTCCGTGGTCTTTATCTAATTTGTTAAGAATCCATGTTAAAGCTTTCCCGGCTTTACTCAACGTTCCATCACGCTCATTCTTTCCCAAAGCTGACGATATTGTTTCTTCAGGATTTCCAAACTCATAACCTTCAGCAGTCTTCAGTGTTCGATTCCAAAGCGTTCTAAACTCTCGGTTTCCAAACTTATCAATGTTCACCGCAGTGCTTCTAAAGTAGCCTTTTGCGTGGTCTCTCGCTGTAAAAAGCACTACAAAATAATTAATGATAGTCAACGGAAGCAGTAGAACATAAGCGACAAGGAAAAGCAAAATATCTACACAATATCTCTTCATACAGCATCAATTTCGGTTGCAAATTTTTCGGCATACAATCCCATAAATCGGGTGAAAATATCAACAATGTGCGCTTTCTTCGATTTAATGAGAAAACGTACGTACTGCACGGACTGAGCCTTTAAAACCTCCGGAGTTTCAGAGATAATGTTTCCGTCATCATCATACTCAGTACGCATTCCTGTTAGTAGTTTCCCGTCTGTGCCCATAATTTCCTCAACGTTGCCTTCGTGAATCATCCAGTTAGGCATCACAATTTTTTTGTGGATTGTATTGCCCTCTTTTAGAATTAAGTATTGTCTCACATTCACGTAGATTCTTTCCTCAGCTCCTTCCATGTCGGGCGTGTTAAACCCTGTAACAACAATTTTTCGGGAAAATTGCGGGTAAATAGGATGATCCGGTAAAGCCATTTCATACCAAGTTTTACCCGTGTTTTTTATCGTATCGATTAATGCCTGATCTTCAGGTTTGATTATAATTTCTGTTTTCATTTTTAATTAAATTTAAAAGCTTTTACGACCTTAATTTGGATTTGCTGAGTAGTATTTCTACCAACAAATCCAGCAAAAAGAGAATAACCTGAATTATTGATTATAATTGATGATTGATTATTACCATTAACAACATTTCTTAATAAGTTACTTTTTTTAATGATAGTTTGCTTGTAGCTTGTAGGCATATAGGAATATCCTATTTCAACGCCATTATTCTGTATTCCCGGAGCATTATCATAAGTAGGTTTATTGAATGACGAGTAAATCAAACTATTATGACTGAGTGAATTGGGTGTATTACTATAACCCAAACCAATCGTAGAGAAGTTTACGTCCGGGTTAGCAACTCCACTGAAAGCACTTAAACTTATTGCAAGTTCGATGTAAAAATCTTCACCAATGTTAAATAATTCATTGGATTTAACTCCTATTTTCGGAACGCTATTGATTCCGGAATTAGGCACGTGAATTACGCAGGTATTACCAATTAAAATATCAGATGGGTTAGGTGTAATTCCTGAGTCATAAACAGCATCCCAAACAATATTATTAATATCAATAGGTGTAATTTGTTGTACTACATTGATATCTAAAGACGTTGTGTAAACCTTAACTCCACTTGTAATTCTAACGAAATATTGACCTTGCGGAAGCTGATAAAAATTATGATAAAAAACTAATGATAAGCCATCAACGTATTGTTGAACTTGGTTATCAGGAATAACAGCAATAACTGTAGTTTTATCCGCTGCTAAGATTTCTACTTTGCTCGAAGTTCCTAAATATAGATTAGCCCCTTGCAACATTATATACTCATTAACATCGTATTGATTCTGTACCAAAGGCGGAGAAATCAAATTAACACTTGGATTTCCCGGACTTCCTGAGCCACCGCCTAAAATGTTCGCAATTGCACTATTTTGAGCAGGTGAAAAACCTGAAAGTGTTTCTAAAAAAGCTGCATAATCTCCAAATTGAAAAGGTCTTTTCACGCCCGATGAATCCGCACCATGATATTTTTCAGCCGACTTTGTTATTTGATTCGGTAAGCTTTCAGCGGTTTCGTCCAAAACAACTGCCTTAGCTCGAATCCTTCCTGTTGTGTGAATTGATTCTGTCGGTACATCAGTACCAATACCTATCTTATTATCACGCTGATACATAACAGATGGTTGAAAATTCGAGCCATCCCAAAGCGTCAAGTAATAAGATGCAGGTGCTATTTGTACCCAAGTAGTAACAGCTCCATTTTGACGGGCAAAAAAACCGCCTGTTCCGGTTGGTTTGTCAAGTTTTCCATTTAAAGCACTTTGAAGCCCTTCAACCATCGCAATAGTGATATTGCTTAATCCGGTCGGTAAATAGCTTCCAACAACTGTCTTATCACCGCCTTTGAACATGAAAAGTGAGTAGTTTCCATTCACGTCCGCTACTGCAATAAAATCGTTTTTCTGAAACTCGTAATTAGCAGAATTCGCAGCAAACGCAGCTAAAGTGTTTTCGGCAGATTCGATTAAATCTGTGATTCCCAAAGCTTCGATTTTATCGGCTCTGATTTTTCCCGATATAATAAATTCTGAAACTAAAAGAGTCATCGACTCGATTTGAGCTTTATTGTACACTTGCTGATTTTCGCCCAAATCAACCAAAGCAACATTTTCAGGAATTTCGCCAACCCCTAACTTATCACGCCAATCCTGTACATTTTGAGCACTTAAATTTGATGAATCTTTTTTTGCTAAAAAATTATTATGTGCGTTTTCGTCCGTGGAGTGGTTTGAACCAAGCTTATTATTTAATTGACCTTCCAAGCCTTCAATATCAGACATTTGTATTTTTTCCTCCTTATGCCTTAAAGAAGAAAATGTTTGTTGAAATTGCCCTTCGGTTGGAGTCTTTCCTGTTTTAAACCAGTTTAATATATCGTTTAAAGATGCCATATTATTATTGAAAATTTGGTTCTATAAAATTTACTATTCTTCCGGGATTCAAAATATTTAGGGGAGTTCCTGAGCCTAACGGAGCAGTTTGCTTTTGCGCTCGTCGGAACTTGGTATTACCACCGTCGTAGCCCCCGCCTCCCCAATCGGGATTTCCTGGCTCTACATCTTCATAACCTATCGTAATGTTTGGCAAATTAGTTTTCTGAATATTTACGCTTGATGCGCCAACGGACGTTCCTAAATTTAAAAATTGCGGATTGTTTGGATCACGGCCAAAAACCGTTTTACCTCGTAGGTCTGTGCACTCTTTCCATCCATCTGGGATATCGGCAACCGGAAGGTTCCAAATCCAAACAATACCACCGTTCACAATTGGAGCTGTTTTTAGTTCCAAAAGTTCTATTCTGGTCTCGTGATCATCAACCTGTGTTTGTGATGCTTTTCCGTCAAGTGAAATTTTCATTTCCCTTAATGTCTGAAGCTTCAGAAAGTCTGTCCAATTGTAAAAAGTTGGTGAGTCGCCAAATTTTACTGTCTTTTTAATTACTAAAACTTTGTTCGTCTGGTCTTCAAAAGTCTCTGTTAATTCCTCTGTGTGAATAAAAAGTTTCGGGAATACTGTACCGCCTTCAAATGGAAGTAGCTCACCATTAATGGCAACAATACCAGGATTCACCACGGTTGTAGAACCAGCAACAAAATCGCAACCGGAAACAATAGTCATACTTCCCGCGATATCACCTAAAACATCATAGAATTTTATTGCTTCCATAATGTTTCCCATCAGGTCATTTGTCAGTGGAACACCGCCTGTTTGTAAGAAATTTATATTTAGTTTCATGGTATTATTATAATCTGATATCGTTTAGTTGGTAGCTTATAAAAATCAATCTCCGCTCTCAACTGATACATGTTTATCGGTGTGCTTGGGATATTGACTGTAAAATCATAATCGCTGTATAGCTCATCTTTGGTTCTGAGATAAATCGGATCTGATTCATTATGCAACCATTTAGTTTTACCGTGTTGTGCATCGTCCTCTGCCTTTGTGTACAGATATACGCCTTCGTACAGCACGGCCTTTGAAATGTATATCCTTCTTTCCAAAGGATCAAAAGCATCATTCAGTCGATATTCTAAACTGCACACCTGGTAATTGAACCGCATCCGGATTAAATTCTGTTCCCGGCTTTCCAAAAACTTCTGATACATTTCAGAAAGTGGCCGAACCGCCGCCGAAATAAAACCTATCCAAACAGATGACCTTTTGAAAGGCGGCGCAAGCAACAGCGCATATTTTTTTATATTAAAATCAAATATGCTCATTACTCAGTTGCCTCGTATATTATATATTGTATTCCCGTCCAGTCCTCAATTTTATAATGTCCGGAACGTGGAATTTTTGAAATCGTAATCGGTTGAAACAATCCGTAACCTAAACCCGGCTCAATCCATTTGCTTTGAACTGAAAGCTCCTGGATTCTCAAAACGCCTTCCGTTTTCACAATCGCTTCCCGTAGATCCTGCACAATTAATTCGCCGTTAAATGGCAGATTCTTCAGAAACTTTTTAATAGTTTCCTGTACTGGATAATTTGCGTTAAGAATTGACATTCCATCAGAATTCAAAATCAGTGGATTGTAAGCTACTTTAAAGTTTAAACCTAAAATATCCGGCAAGTAGTTAACTATTCCAATATTGTCTCCGGCGGCTTGCGCTTGCTCCATAAATTCGGCAAATGCTAAACCTGTAGAATCTTCTACCGGTGCGATTTCGCCGTTTTGCTCTGTCGCAATTTTCATCGATATTAAAACCTTGTTTTGAACCAAATTTCTGGTAACAGAACAATACTTTATTACTTTTGAATTTTGGATCTGATCTTCAGTAGCAGTTCCATTAATGAAAGCTCTGGTCACAGCATCGTAATTAAAACCAAGCTGAAAACTCAAGGCAAGATTTCGGTACCAGTTAAGATTTGGAACTTTTTGCTCATTAATCAAGGTTTGAACCTCAGATTTATGAGTATCAAAAATACTTTCGATTGTCCAGGCAATCAATGCAAGAATGCCAAAAAAGACAGATTCAAAAGAAACAATCGAAAACTGATCTTCAAAAGAATAGGCAGGATCCAAACCGTAAAGATTTTGAATTGTGGCATCGTCCATAAAAGCCGATGTCATGCTTTGTTTTATTTCTGTAATCGTTCTTGCCATTATAGTTTAAATTGATCGCAAGCTTTGTCGTTTTGCCTAATTGCTAAACTTTTAAGTTTGCACGTTGTTTTTCTTTTTAAAGTTTCGGAATGAGTGCAGTGATTACATTTTGCCTCATAAAAAATCTCTACTTTCACTCCCATTATCCTACAATAAATGTTTCTTCTATTTTCATCCAGCCGATTCCTTTGCCTTCGGCTATCTCAATTTGTTTTCCTAATGCCGTTGCCGGCTTGTTGTTTGTAAATACATTTACCTGGTCCTGATTGGAAATCTGAGAAACCGCAATTGAATCATTAATCGCAATATCATCAGTCAGAGATCTTCCATTCAACAGAGCCGCAGAAATTACATCGGTAAAACTTCCGGACTGCTGCAAAACCAGATCTAAAAAACTTTGTCCCTGTTTAGCTTTCGTATTCGGCATCAATGGTAAATTTTGAAAGGTTATACAAATCAAGATGCCTTACTACAAGACCATCAAGCGGAAACTGTTCTTTTATTTTTCGTCTGTATTCAAGCAGATCTTCATCAAGCAAAGCAGAACGAATTCCAACGCCTAAACTCAAATTGTCTTTAAAGTCTCCCGGTTCTGCAATTAGAATGCAGGTCATGTTTTGTTCTAAAGTAGCACCGAGAACCAAACCCGAAAGAATCTTCCCGGCAGAATCTCTCTGAACTTTCACGTCCAAATCAATTAAACCGTTATTATTGCTTTTGTACTGTATTCCTGTTGCTTTACTTTTCATTATTCCAGATTTCCGGTGAACGATCCGGTGACAGGATTTGCGCCTGCAACCAGTCCGGTTGTATATTTTATATTGGCTTTAATCATCCACTCAAACATAATTTCAAAAAACCTTTCTGCAAATTCTTGGTCTGCATTATCAGTTCTGGTTCTCATGTCAGCCATTAAAGTTTTCATTTTATCAATTGCTTCCTGCTTATCACTGTTTAAACTCATTTTAAAAGCTTTTTAAATTCTGTTTCAAAATTGGTTATCATTTGAAGCACATCAGGAAGTGGAGTTCCACTTGGTCCCATCGGTGTAGAAACTTTCATGCTTTTTTTTATGTTTGCAGATTTTTCAAACAGGTCTTTTAAACTTGTTTCATTATTTTTAATCTGAATCTTACCGTCTGTACTGTCAATTTCTATTACTAATCCGTTTTCCTTGAAAACAATTTTTGAAGCTTGGTCGCATTTTATGACGGTCATGTTATCAACTGTTCCGTCAGAACTGAGCATCAAAATCGTGCTTCCAATTTTAGGAACTACCAACAAATGATCACTGCCGTTTGTTGTTGCTTTTAGCCTCACATCTGAAAGCTCCAGTCCGTTCAGAACTTCAACGGTACAGGTATCATTTTCAATGGATTTAACTACACCAGTAATTGGCAGATTCGGATTAGCTCCTATTAAATCTATCAGCTGCTGTTTTAGTTTTTTGTGTAAATCCATTAACTTAAATTAATACTTGGCGTTACTGTTCTCACCCCACCGTTCTCACTAAAATTCGTTACAACGGTTTCAGCGTAATATCTGCCGTCTTTGTACGGATAATCATCATCGTAAATTCCAAGCGTAAAACTCGGCTCCACGTACGGAATTAACCAGGCATTAAAACTGCCTTCGTACTTCGACCGCATTTGATTTTTATATTCTGTGTCGGCGATGATTTTAATAGCATCTTTCGACATTCTTCCTACTTTCTTGGTCACACGCTCACCGCCTGTGCTTCCGGTCGTATGACTGATAATTTTCCCGTCAAGTCCAACGCTTTCGACTGTGACTTCCACTTTTCGGTCTTCAGCTAACTTGTATTCAAGTGAACTGCTTTCGATATTGTGCTGCATTGAATATTCAGCCTCACCGCCTTTTCTTGTATATGCAGGATGAATATGCAGTTCCTTGTTTTTCATGTCGAAAAAAATATCTGCTCCGGTTTCTTCCTGGATCTTTTTTAAAACATCAAAGCCAGTGGCTTGGTAGATGGTAAATTTTTCATAGCCAATATCATAGTCACAAACAAGTTTAAAACTGCTGTCAATCTCTGATATCAGATAATTGGCGATTTGCGAAACCGTTGCCGGCTTAAATTGTTTGTTTTTTACTCCATTTCTGAAAAGAAACAAACCATCTTCGCACATTATTTTCAAAGAACTGTCATTCGTGATAAGCTCTTTTACATAACCTTCAAACTCCGTCACCAAATTATTGTCATAACCCAAACGGATTTTAACCCGATCCCCACGCTTAATATTTTCCTGCACATTCAAAACCTTATTATAATGTGCTTCCGGTAGCGTAATGGTTGCAAAATCTGCAAGGTTTTTAGAAGACTTCTGAATCTCGCATTCTGCTAAAATTCCCAAAGTCCATTCGCCTTGCTTGTTGTAAAAGCTGATATCCCAGCTGAGTTGAAACTGCATTATCTTGAGTAACCTTCATAAGTTGGATATCCAACGTCCAAAATTGCTTTTTTTCCTTTGGGTCTTTCATAGATCAATTCGAAAGGAAAGTCCGATTTTGCTCTTATTTCATAAGCCTGCACGCTTTCGCCTTTTGTAAACGGAAAGCTCATTCCGGTAATTGAAATCTTATTGATATTATGGATCTGCAAACCTTCGCATTTCACTTCAATGGCTTCCGGAGTTAACAGATAATCCCTCAATCTTTCCATTTCGTAACGTGGATAAGTTTCAGATGGCTTACCTTTCATTTTAGGACCTAAAAAAGCACCGGTAATTGTGATTTCATAATCATCAACCGACCATCTTTCTTTAATTGATCCAACCAGGTTTGTTCCTGCTTTAGCAATATATCTTTCACTTTGACGGACATTTGCTTCAATATTGATTAACGGTTCCCATGGCAAAAGCCACCACTTCCCTTTATCCTTAGAACTCCTGAATGACAACGGAAAGAATTGAGCGCTTTCTGGCTTTGCTTTATCGTTCATCCAAAGTTCTACTGGTTCAAAATCCGGAGCTGTGTAAAGCTCATCAGATTTATTATTCAGTGGAATAAAACTTATTGGTGGTAAAACGTGTTTAGATAACTCATTTTCCACCTGTGCAAAACGTGGTAACTGTTCCACAATTTGGCTTCCCATCAAAGAAGCTATTAACATATTTTCGTTACTGAATGTCATGATGCTGCGGTTGTGGCCATCGCCGTTACTCTTAAAAGTTCGTCCAAAACTTCACGCCCTGCTGTTTTGGCAGAGTCAGATTTTGAACCTAAATATTCTTTAATACCATTCATCTCTTTGATTGTAATGGTAATATAATTGTGTTTTGTGCCGCCCGTAGCAATGCTGTCAGCGGTTTTTTTTCCTTTGGCTTGGGCTTCAGATCCTGCGGCAGAACCACCACCGCCTGCTCCGGTTGTTGCCGCTCCTGGTATTCCAACCGGTGCAGCAATTCCGCTGTTTGGATCTCCCTGTGCTTTCTGAAGTCCTTTAGTGTAAGCAGCTGAATTTTTATCGCCTAATGCCATAGCACCGTTCCATCCGCCTGTTAACTGATTGTAAGCTTTAGCTCCGGAATTTACACCCATCAGATCCTGAGTCGCTTTCTTTCCAAGTTCCCAGGCTTTTTTCCAGTCACCACGGAAAAAAGCCATAAGAGTTGCCCCAATTCCGGTGATTCCGGAAACCATTTCTTTGATTCGGTTAATCACAAAATCTTTAATGACAGTACCAAAGAGCTTTAAAGCTTCCCAACCTTTGAAAACTACTTTTCTGAAGCCTTCAAATTTGTTCCAGCAAACAACAATTCCGGCAATTAAAGCTGCAACACCGGCAACGATTAATCCAATAGGATTTGCCGTCATTGCAGCGTTCCAGAGCCATTGAGCTCCTGTAACAATCTTTGTCCAGAGTGCCTGCATTTTTTGCGCATTCGTCAAGAACTGTACAGCTGACGTCACACCCGAAATAATAGGCGCAAGATTCGCCATATCACGGCTCACGTTACCTATCACATTGGCATAACCCATCAAACCACCGGAAGCATTGAAGAGTGAAATTTTAAAATCATCCACAGAAGCCTGCAAACGTTTGTTTTTTTCCTCCTGAGATTCCATCACGATATTTGCCTGATCGTACGCTGTCTGCGTTCCTTTTACGGCTGTGGTCAAACGGTCTACCTCGGTAGTCTGTGAGATCAAAGCCATCGCAGCATTTGAATTTTCTTTTCCAAAGGTTGCAGACATCAACGCAGAATCGTTAAGCAACGGCTTCAGCATATTTAATCTTTCGGTCAATGATTTTGAAGGATCATTAAGTGCATTGATGTTGATGTGAAGTTTTGCAAATTCTTCCTGAACAGTTTTAGGCAAGAATCTTCCTTGACCTAAAGTCGCCAAAACGTTTCTCAAAGCCACACCGCCCTCGCTTCCTTTCTTCCCGGCTTTGTCAAGAACCTGAATAGCTGCGTTGGTTTCCTCGAATGAAACATTCGCAGATTTTGCCGCCATACCGGTTTGCTCCAAAGCCTGTTTAATTTGTGGAAGCTCAGCAGAACCTTCGCCCGCAGCTGCTGCCATAACGTTCATCATGGCGGCCATTACTTGCGATGCTTTTGTAGGATCTTTTAGTGAAATTCCGTACTGGTTCATTGCTGTTGTTAAAACTTCAGTTGCTGCGGTTGTATCACCGCCCATTAGTTTTGAGGTGTAACTGACAGTATCACCCATCGATTTTAAAGCCGTTGGAACTTTTGCAATCTCCGGAGACAATTGTCCAAGCAATAATTTATAAGATTCTACACCCTGTGCAGCAGATCCGCCAAAGGTTTTGGCAGACTGTCTGGCGTATCCTTCAACTTCCTTCAGCTTTTGACCAGTTAAACCCGTCATTGCCTGCAAGTCGTGCATCGAAGCATTAAGCTTCATTCCTGGTTCGTTCACGCTGTTTACAGCATCGGCAACTCTGTTTACCTGATCAATTACAGATGAAAGTCTAATTGTAGAAATTGACCGTTGGATATTATTAATCATGGCAGACGTCTGCTGTTGAACAGAATTCACCGAAGACAAAACCGCTTGCTGGCCTTGCATTCTCAGAATAATGTTATAGAGTAGATCGTTTGTCATGATTAATTATTTTCCGGCTTCTTTTTTACGGATGAATTGTAATTCGGCGACTCTTGCCGCCCATTCCTGTTTTGGTAGCAGGCCTGGATTAGGGATGTGGAAATAGTACGTAAGTTGAGCATTCAAAATTCTCAACCAGTCTTTTTCTTCGTTGATTTCCGCCTGCTTTATAGCTTTACCAGTTCCACTTCAACTATCCCAATCATATCTGTCAGCTTCTGAGAAATCGATAGAAATAATCCCGGATGCGTTTTGATCTCTTCGTCACCAGCTAACCAGCATTCTGTTAGAATTGCTTTGTTGTAAGCCATTATATCAGACTGGCCAGCCATTGTGGCGTAAGACATGATTTTTAGATCTGGCATTCTCAAGTAACACTCCTTATCGCCACCTAATTTGAAATGATTTACTTCGCCATACTCTGCCTTCCAGGCATCAATTTGTTTTTTTGTAACTTCAGACATTATACCTGCTGTTTTATATCGAGCGCAATCCACGGAATGGTAACTTCCATAAATTTATCGCCCTGGTTAAATTCTCTATCTGCACCCGTGAATCTCAAAGACTCAATTCTGTCTGTGATAATAGCATCGCCTTTCAGCGGATTACCATAACAGATAAGAGCGTCAAGCGTTAAACTTTTTAAAGTTCCGCCACCTGCGAGAATAAGTTTATTCAGTTCAGACTGAAGCATTTTAAATTCGCCTGTAAAACTTTCGTTTCCTGACTGAATTGCATGCGGTTTTGAACCTTTCGCATATACAGGTTCTCGCTCGACGTCGTCAGCGTTGTATTTTACACCTCGGAAACGAGCAATGTCACGCCCTCCGAGAATCAGCGATAAATCGCCCCATTCGTATTCTCTACCGTTTATATCTACTGCCACTTTTTTTAAGTATTTAGTTCAAAACCTATTAACATATCAATCCATCTGTTGTGACCAAACGGTCTGATGGAAACGCTTGCTTCCATTCTTGAAGTGGAAACAATCTGCTGTGCCGGATCTACGTAAACTTTTACGCCTACATCTTTCGGATCAGCCTCATCTTTGCTCAGATCTTCCGGCATTGATGTTGAAATTTTTCTAACGATGGCAGATTCTACAGTTTTTGCATAGATTGCCGAGATTTGTCCGCTCGCAGTTGCCGGAACTTCATCCAGTTGGAAATCCAACATGGCATCGTACGCCAGTCTGAAAGCTTCATTAATTGTTCTGCGATGAGTCAGATAATGATAATCGTCTGCAACATCAGAAGCGGTGTTTGCATCCATCACATAGTAACCTGCACGGCTTTGGTGCGTTGTGAATGTGATAAATCCTTTATCGTAAAGAGCTTCCGTGTCGAAATCTTCTACAGCATCATCATTTACAAATAATGTTGGAGCGGTCAAAGCTCCGTTTCTTACTTTACCCGGATTCACACGAACAGGGTAAGCTGCCAATCTTCCGGCAAGAACACCAACCGCTGCGCCTTTACTCGCTGTGGTTCCGGTTCTGGTCTCAGTGTCTCCGATCAGAATTCCTACAGAGTTGTAATCGTATGTTTTCAGGTCTTCGAGATCCACTTTATTGCCGTTGAATGCGTAAGCTTCCAGAACCGTGAAGAATGGCGAATACTTTTGATCAGCGTAATTCTCAAATAATGTCTGAGCTTTGTTCGCTGCCAAAATAACATCGGCATCCATTCCGTCGGTAATTGTTGGCGCAGCTGTAGGATCGTAGACTGTGAAAAGTCCTCTGATTTTACCATTTGCAGCATTCAGTAATTTTTCAACGGGTGCAACACCGTCCACCGGAGTAAACCAAGATGATACGGTTGTGCTTTTAGCCATCCCCATAATCCATAATTCGGAACCGGTACCGGCTTCTGCAAAAAATTCTGAACAGGCTTTGTATAATCTGTGATTATCGATGGTATCGCTCAGCTTTATACTTGCGAGATCCCGCATAGATTTAACCTGGTATGCTGTGTTCAGCTGAAAACCGTCTACAACAGCAACAGCGGAAGCCACAAAACCAAAGCAACCTGTATCTAATGGCGTAACCGCTCCGATTACGCCATTATTAAATGCTATTTTAATTCCCGGTTTCATTACGCTGGGTTTTCAAGTTCTGCGATCTGAGCCTTCAAGGCATCAACAACGCTTTTACGTGGTTTTGCCAAAGCGTTTTCAGCTGACAAATAATCGTTGGCAGTTTCCAGATCCATTTCGTCAACCAATTTTAGAATCGCTTCTGCTGTTGTTGCTTTTGGAGATTCCGTAGGCCTTGAAACCGTTTTTACATTTTTATCTTCTAAAGATTTTGCATGTAATTTTGCAGTGTCTTCTTTGAAGAATTTTTCACCGTCGGAGGTTTCAAAGTATTCCGACATTTTTGGGTATTGTTCAAATAAATTACTCACGTTGTAACTACTTTTCCGTTTAACTGTTTGTATTTTTTCAGCTCTTCGATGAGCGCTTTGTTTTCCTCAATCAATTCTTTATTAAGTATGTTGAGTTTTCTCGTTTCATCAGCCTGTTCTTTATACAGCTGAATCATCCTGTCGTTTTCTGCGACCTGTTCTTTTAGTCTTTTAGTGATATCTTCGAATTGTTCTCGGTAAAATTTTACGGCCTTTTCAACGATATCAAGCTCTGAGCTCTGAACGTCTGCGAGGTTTTTCCGTCTGGCCGCATACCAAGAAGCAAGAGAAGTCAGGACGCCTACTAAAGCCGTAATTATTACCTCTATATTCACAATAATAGCCTAGATAATAGCACCTACTTGCTCAGCCTTTGCAGGCAATGCAATAAAGTAGTGTCGATAGTTAAGTTTGTTGGTTTGGTTCTCTGGATCGTCGGCTGCCTTAGCAAAATATTGCTTTGTCATACCTGTTTTCTTCGCAATATTTGTTTTCACGAAAGCGACAGAAGCTCTCTGATCTCCAGCACCTGGAATTGAACCAAAGGCTTTTTTAGCTCCAGCGGATGTGTAATATGGCATTGCCAAGTAAGAATAAATCTCAAATCCTGCAATCATCGGTGCTACTTTACCGGTATTGATGTTTGCTAGAAGATTTCCAAAACGGTTTCTGTCTAACAACAGTGTGTTTTCCAATTCGGTTGAAAGAACTAGTCTTCTACCTTCCACCGGGAACTCAGCATCATCAAACTTTTTCTTTAAGTCAACGATTGCGTTGTAGGCAAGATCTGCCTTTTCACTTCCAGTTGTTGCACTTGAAAGATCAAGATTTACGACAGGTGTTTTAGTTGAATCAGCTGTCGGTGCGATTGCATGAATTGCTTTTCTATATTTTGAAGCGTTGATTTGTACAACGTGACCCCTAGTAGCAGAATCGATTCTGGTGTAGGATGCTCCAATAGTTTGGTCATCTGTTAAAGTCGTTACTTTAGTCTGATATTTATCAAGCTGAAGTGTAACATTGGTATCCGTGAACGCCTGTAAAGCGATTGGATAAGTTGTATTGTTGATCAACACTTCCGGCTGGAATGTCTCAACAGGTAAATGAATGATGTTTGATTCTGATGCAGCACCGGAACCAACTTCAATAACTTCGGTATCAAGTTCGGCAATACCATCCAACCAAGGTGCAACGTCTTGCGTTGTCAATAGCTGAATTACTCTGGCGCTCCAAACTTCAGGAAAATTTGCTGGCATTTTTTATATAATTAAAATGGTTATTAGTTTTTTTTGAAAACCTGAATCTCTTTAAGAAGAAAAGAGATTCAGTTAAAATCTAAAATGAAAGTATATGGCTATTTAAAGAGAGCCTGGTATTCGTTAGGGAAATTGTTTTTGAAATCCAACTGAGCAGACAGATCCAGTTTTTCAAAATCATCCATGCTTTTTACAGCAGATAAGTTTGCAGGATTGTTTACTTGATTTCCAAGATTGTTTTTTGCTGGCGCATCCGTCACAGTTGACTTATACAATGTCGGGAATTCTGCATGCAACTTGATAAAATCGGCTCTTTTAGTAGCATCAATTTTACCCGCAGCAATGTCTGCATCTACAGTGGTTGCAGAAAGTTTTGCTTTTTTGTCTTTGTCGAGTTCCTCAAACTGTTGAACTTTCAGTTTTTCTGCATCCAAGTCTGATTTTAGCTTGACAATTGATTCACTGATAACATTTTCGTCATGTTCCAGTGTTGGCAGATTCAAAGCCGTAGCAGCTGCCAATGTTAAAGTGATTTTTTTCATGGAATTATTAAGATTAAATTTTGACAGATCAGAAGCCATCAAGAGAATTTGTGAAACCTCAGTTTCTGTAAATTCTGTGATACTTTCTTCAGATGAAGCATAAAGTTTCACAAGTGCATTCGCATTATTTGGAATGGCAACTACGGAAGCTTCAAGAATTTCAGATTCTACAAGATCATAAACATCATCAGGAGCAAGAACAAAATTGTTCATAGAGAAAGGATCTAAACCGAGACTTGCGCCTTTTATAAAACCTCTCTCAACTTTACCCGAGATAAGGGCTGCTTTTGGATCTTGATCATCAAACACAGCCTCGGCAGTAAGTAAACGGCCTTCGATCTGAATATTTTCCCATCGTCCGATAACCGCCTCATTGCCTGATTTATGATTGTCTAAAATCACTGGGTTTGCTTCAAAGCGTGAAAGCTTCAACCCAGAGTTTCTTACTCTGAATCCGAATTGGTTCTTTTTTGTCTCATCATTAAGAATGAATTTGAATCTTGACATCTGTTGTTTTGTCGTTTTGAGGTGACAAAGATTTTAAATAGAAAGCACGAAAAAAAATACCTGTAAAGCTTCTGAGCAACTGTGTACAGCATCTTTACAACGTTGTACAGAAACTGAACACATTTTTTTATAAGGTCTCTGTTTCCGGCAATTTTGCCGTGAAACTTATAACCATGGGACTAAAAAAAACCGAGCAAAAGGAGTATGCGAAGTTCCTTTTTACTGAAAAAAACTTAACGCAAAAAGAGATTGCTGAAAAGGTTGGAGTTACCGAAAAAACTTTAGCAAAATGGATCTCTGAAAATGACAACGAGTGGAAAAAACTCAAAACATCATTAATCACAACAAAGCCGGCACAGATTAAAAGTCTTTACGAGCAGTTGGAAAGAATCAACGAAACCATTCAGACCAGACCGGTAGTTTACGACGTTCCGGCTCATTACCTGAAGCCTATAAAAGTAAAGAATGCCGACGGTTCAGAATCGTTGGAGTATCAAAAATATACGGAAACTGATTTTCCTGTAAAGATTGGAAACTTTCCCAACTCAAAAGATTCTGATACGATTGTAAAAATTACCAACGCCATCGCCAAACTCGAAGCGGAAACCAGCATTGGAGATTCTGTAAATGTAGGTATGGAGTTCTGCGAGTTCGTCCGTGACATTGACTTTAAGTTAGCACAACAGATCAACGGATATTTTGACATGTTTATTCGCCAGCAATTTCAAAACTAATGGCGAAAAGATTATCAGATAAAAAGCATTTGGAAAACTGGGAGATTTTCCGCCAGAACATGGCGAAAAGTACCCCGGTAGATCTGCATGAAACTACCATCCAAAAGCGCAGGCGTATGGATGAACTGGAAGCGGATCCGGAAAAGTGGTTTAAATATTATTTCCCATCATACTGCACGGCAGAACCTGCGCCTTTCCATAAAAAGGCTACAAAAAGAATTGTAGAAAATCCCGAATGGATGGAAGTGCGTTCCTGGTCCCGTGAGCTTGCAAAATCTGCAAGAACGATGATGGAAGCTTTGTATTTATCATTTACCAAAAAGAAAAAAGTTTGGTTGATGATTTCAAATACTGAAGACAACGCCAAGCGTTTGCTTTTGCCATACAAGAATATTCTTGAATCAAACAACCGGATTATAAACGATTACGGAGTTCAGAAGCAAATCGGTAAATGGGAAGACCATGAATTTGTTACAAAATTCGGCTTTTCATTCAGAGCATTGGGTGCCGGGCAATCTCCCAGAGGTACACGTAATGATGCTGCACGTCCGGACGGAATTATCATTGATGACTTTGATACAGACGAAAAATGCCGAAACCGTGACCGTGTAAAAGCGGATACCGACTGGCTACAGGAAGCGGTAATTCCGACCAGATCTGTATCGGTTCCATTACTGGTCATTGTAAACGGAAACATTATCCATAAGTATTGTACCATTACGATTTTGGGCGAATTAGCGGACTGTTGGGACGTAGTTAACCTCACAGACAAAAACGGGAATCCAACCTGGAAGAAAAATACCAAAGAAATGATTCACGCCATGTTTTTCAACAAAAATGGCAAAAGAAAAGTTTCTAAAAAAGCTCAGCAAAAGGAGTATTACAATAACCCAGTGGCGGAAGGTGATACGTTTAAACAATTTCTTGTTGGTAAATGTCCACCATTAAAAAAGTGTGAAAAACTTGTGACTTATGTGGATCCTTCGCCTTCGGATAATAAAGATAAAAAAAGCAGTTGCAAAGCGGTTGCTATTGTCGGGCTGCACGAAGGAAGATATTATGTTTATCGCATGTGGTTGGGCTTGGAAACCAATTCCGGTTTAGTTGACTGGATTGGTCAGGCATTCCAGTATTTAGATCGTGGAGGTATTGACATAAAGAAAATGTTTATCGAAAACAATAGTCTTCAAGATCCGCACTATCAACAAGTTTTAAAACCACTATTAGAAAAATTCCGAAAAGCAAACGGTTATAAACTTCCATTGCGTGAAGATAAGCGTAAAAAGGCAGATAAGTTTGAACGAATTGAAGCGATGAAGGATGATAATGATGATGGTCTAATCATTTTCAATGAAAAGGAAAAAGAAAATCCGATGATGGTTGAAATGGAAGATCAATGGATAGGTGTTTCCAAAGACTCAAAGGAAATGGACGGACCAGATGCAGTAGAAGGTGCAAAATATATGATTGATAACAAAGTCGTAAAAGATGATTTGGATTACGCATCTGGGCAAATAGAATCACGAAAATATTAAAGCTATGTTTTTAGAAGTAACCGATATCGGAACCACGATATATAACTATCAGTTTGAACAGATCTCTGATGGTGACGAAAATATTATCATTCAGGCAATGGCATCCGCTGAGGAAGAAATGCGCTCTTATCTGTCCGGAAATTCTAAAAAAGAATGGAGCGATGGAAGACCAAAATATGATGTAGAAGCTATTTTCACAGCCACCGGAAACGAAAGAAATGCGCTGTTAGTTCGTCACGGCTGCACGCTTACAAAATGGTACATAGTAGAGCTGTGTAATGCAGATATTTTGTACGAAACTGCTAAAGAAAGATATGACAGAGCAATCACATGGTTAAAGGCTTTGTCTAAAGGTGAAATCAACCTAAGTACTTTACCAACCATCGCAGATCCTGAAGCGGAAGAAAACGAAACTTCGCCATTTGTTTACGGATCACGAGAAAAATTTACACACGAATAACCATGATAAAAAAACTAAAAACTTTTGTCTTTTGCGTAGGAATCGATGTTTTGGGATTTCCGCTTTTTCACAAACATGAAATAGAAGATTTCGTCCCACCAAGAGAAGTTTATTTCGCTAAAACATTCTCCAGCTCGAAATTTTTCCGAGCCTATTCCAAAAAATAAAAACAAAACCATGTCAAGAAGAAACAGAAATAAAGGCGGAAACCGTCATCAGCTTGCTGCCAAGACTGGCGGCGGTTCTGCCGGATCCAATAAACTTTTTCCGCAGCTTGTAGAAAAAACAGTAACGCAAACCCGTCAGGATATTGCCAAATGGCGAAGTGCTTTGAATGGAGCAAGAAACGCAGAAAATCCTGTGATGTACATGCTTTATCAGCTGTATGATTATATTTTGGATGATGCTTTGCTTTCATCTCAGATTGATAACAGGATTCAAGACAGTTTGGGTTCAACCTTTAATCTGAGCAAAAAAGGCGGTGATGTAGACGAAGAATTAACGGCACTTTGGCAGAATTCGGAGCTGTTTAATGAAATCATTAAGCAGATTATTAACACAAGGTTTTACGGGCATTCGCTTTTAGAATTGGACTGGCTGACGGAAGGACAGAACGAACCGCAATTAGTTGCGAATCTCATTCCGAGAACAAATGTGATTCCAAAAAAAGGAACTTTTGTTTTTGATTATGCTGAAGAAAAAGGCGTTCAATATCGTGAGCTTCCTGAGTTCGGAACATGGCTTCTGGAATTTGGGAAAGCGGGCGAAATTGGTTTATTAAACAAAGCGATTCCACACTGCTTATTTAAGAGGTTTGCGCAAAGCTGTTATTCTGAATTAACGGAAATCTATGGCATTCCGCCACGAGTGTACAAAACCGATGCACAAGATCCGCAGGCGGTAGCACGAGGTAAAAGAATGATGCAGGACATGGGTTCTGCCGCTTGGTTCATCATCGATACTACAGAAGAATTTGAGTGGGCGCAAGGCGTTTCTACGAATGGAGACGTTTACACCAACTTTCTAAATTTCTGCGACAATCAAAATACATTGCTGATCAGTGGCGCTGTTGTAGGGCAGGATACAAAGAACGGAAGCAATGCCAAAGAACAGGTTTCGCAGAAACTTTTGTCTAAATTGGTTTTGGCTGATATGGCGTTGGTTGAAATGTACATGAATACGAAGGTAATGCCAGCATTAGCACGTATCGGAATTGTTCCCGCTGATTATGTTTTTGCCTGGGAAATTTCAGAAGATCTTTCAACGCTTTGGAACAGAACTATTCAAGCATTAGCGCATTTCGATGTAGATCCGGAATGGATAAAAGATAAATTCGGCATTCAGGTTACAGGCGTTAAGCAGCAACAAACTGCAATGCCGGCAACATTAAGCGCAGCTGAAGGTTTTTTCGTTTAGGGGCTGAAGGTTCCAGACCTGTCAGCCCTGGCATCTATTTTAGCGGTTTACATCTCCGACTTTCTTCATTGTACGAATGTGGCTGTGACAATTGTCGCAAAATAAATCTTGCGGCAGATTCTGTGAAAAAAGACTTTAAAGCAGTTTTAAAAGCGGCTGAAAACGCCTTTAAACATTTGCACTCAAAAGGAGGTTACAAGGCGGAAGATATCAGCGAAAAACCATATCAGAAACTTATCGAAGAAACGAACAAAGTTTTTGATTATTCAATTAGAGATAATGATGTTCCGCCGGAGATGCTGGCGAAGCTTCAGAATGATTCTTTTATTTTCTCTGGATTAAAAACACATGCTCAACTGTTGGAAGCGTCGAGTTATCTGACCGACAAAGACGGAAAAATCAGAAGCTTTTCAGCATTCGCGCAAGATTTCAATAAGGTTAATGAAAAGTACAATCAGAATTATCTTGAAGCTGAGCATCAGTTTGCGGTAAACAGTTCGCAGATGGCAGCCAATTGGGCGGCAACAGATCCGGACGGCAGATATAATCTACAGTACCGAACGGCTAATGATGACCGGGTGCGTGAGAACCACCGAGCTCTGCAAGATATCACATTACCGAAAGAAGATTCTTTCTGGCTTTCCTATTACCCACCAAATGGGTGGCGTTGCCGTTGTACAGCGGTTGAAGTTAGAAAAAGTAAATATCCTGAAAGTGACTCAGCTAAGGCAATTGCAGCAGGAGAAAAAGCAACTTCGCAAATCGGGAAAGACGGAAAAAATAAACTAGAGATTTTTAGATTTAATCCTGGTGCACAAAACAAAGTTTTCCCGCCTAAGCATCCATATAATAAAGTGAAAGGAGCGGAGGAAGTGAAAAAAGAGCTCACGGGAAAATTTGTTCCGGAAAATATTTCAGATTATGAAAAAAAACTGAATATAACCGTTAATAAAGACTTTTTTAACCATCTTACAAAGGAAACTCCACTATACAACAAAAATCCGTCAACACATTCAAAAAGCGGTTCAGGTGCATATTATTCACCGTCACATAATTTTGTGAAAATACCTATCGATGATAGACGAAAAAACAGTAAATGGTACGCTGAAGCTGTAGTTTATCATGAGTTTGGTCATGCTGCCGATAATCATCATAATATCAGAGAACAAAAAGAGCTGACAGAGTTGATGGATAAACACCGTGACATTTTCAAAAAAAATAAAAATGAGGGTTATAAAGATGCAGAGAGTAAATTATGGGGACATATCACAAAAGCTTCCACAAAAGATGAAATTGAAAAAGCTTCTGCCGGACTTGATACATTGATGTCTCTAAATCCAAGTTTTGGATCTGGTCACACAAAAAAATATTTTGCACAAGATGGTAAAAAAGAAGCTGAGTTTATTGCTCATGCTTTTGAAAATACTTACGCAGGAAACGAAATTTTCGAAGATGTAATGCCAGATCTTTATAAAGATATGAAGAAGTATATAGAAGGAATTAAACCAAAGAAATAGATTCAAGAGTATATTCGTCCAGTTCAGAATTTTCAACAGAAAGCATCTTTCCGCTCTCTTGCGATTTTTCTAAAAGTGAATAGAACTCATTTTCTTTACCTTGTAGAGACAGTTGTAAAAAAATAGTTTGTAAAAACTGAGCATACTCATCCGCATCACTACCTGAGTAATCACGCTGAGAAAGTTTTTGATATAATTCCTTACCTGTCATAATAGGCAAAATTACATACAAAATTTAATATCACAATGGATTTTAACCAATTACACCGAAATATTTTAAACGATACCCGCATTGAGCTCACAGAAGAATTCGACAGAAACTTTGAGCGAAAGGCTTTTTTTGACCAGATGTGGCCAAATGTAAAGCTGATCACTCGACGTGGTTCGGTGATGGCAAGATCCAATAATTTAAGACGTGGATATCGTTCCAGGATTGAAGGTGAAAAAATAGCCTTCAGCAATTCTTTGCCGTACGCTTCCATTCATAATGAAGGTGGAGAGGTTAAGGTAACGCAAAAGATGAAAAAATACTTTTGGGCGATGTATTACCAAGCCACAGGTTCACAACGTCACAATGTACGGCGTACCGCTTCAAACTCTGCGAGAAACCAAAGATTAAGTATTGAAGCTCAACAATGGAAGTCACTCGCTTTAATGCCAATCGGCAAAATCATTAAAATACCGAGTCGAAGAGTTATAGGACCACATCCAAAAATTCAGGAAATAATCACAGATGTTGTGAATGATAATTTATCAGATCTCAATGCCATCGTAATTGACAGATTAAGACAAAATTTAAGATAATATGCAGGATTTACTTTTAAAAATTACAGAACGCCTCGCAACAGCGGAAGGCATTCGCCACAGTGACGAGAACTGGGGACAGATGATGTATTACGGAACTGATATTCCGGTTCAGTGGCCGTGTGGTTTAGTGGATCTGTCGGGCGGACAGTTTTCTAATAATGGTTATGATTACCGGAACAATGATTTAAGCCAGCAGGGAACCATAAGCATTGAAATAACGGTCGCAAATATCAAACTGAGCAATACGAGTGCAAAAGCACCGATGTCGCAAAAAACCAAAGGTTTTGAGATTTACAAATACGTTGAAAATGTACACAACGTTCTGCAAGGTTGGAAGCCATTAGAAAACTCCGGTGCAATGGTAAGAACAGGCATACAGAGTGTAAAACGTGATGATGGTGTGCAGGAAAAAAGAATTATTTACACTATCGGGCTGCATGGCTGTTAAGTTCAGCCAAATGCTTATCTATAGGGCAATTTAAAACCGTGTTGAGTGTTGTTCTTGAAATAGGAAACTGCGGATAAATATACTTTCTAAGAATAACAGTATCCGGGATATCTTCTGTCTTATGTTGCAGATAAATGTCCCGGATAATTTTGTATCTCAATAAAGTGTTTCGCTGTAAAGGTTTGCTCATTGGTTATTAAGGTAGAGCAAAGATAATGAATGGATTATTTCAATTCAATGATTGTGGAAAATTTTACGGACAGTAAAAAGTTTGTATATACCAAAAGCCATCATCTGCGTCTTGTAACTTCATCAATAAGTTATCCTTTCTGAATTCTCTCATTGCATAATCTTTATAATTTTCTACTGTCGTATCTGTATTATAATATTTTTTCCAAAACGGTAAAATATTTAAAAATTGTCCATGAGCACGCTGCATTCTATATCTTTTTTCTCCTGCAATTCGCAAATCATCATTTTTGCCTGCCATAAAACTTTCAAAAACAATTTCTATCTTCTCGTAAGAATTTCCCGTTATAGATGGTTTTTCTCTCTCTATAACATCGGCGCTAATATTTGTTGGAACATACATAAAATATAATGTATTTTCATAACCTTTTTCGATTCCATAGAATCGAAAATTGTCCTTTGCCATATTAGATAATTCATCTGAATATGCTTTGGCTTGTGTTTCCGTCATATTACAGACTTGAATAGACTCAATCTGTCCAAAGCAAAATGTGGAAAGTAGAACAAAAAATAATAGTAGTTTTTTCATTTTCTTAAATAATACATTAAATGTCTTTTCTCACTCACTAAAAATTGAATACTGATTATTCTTTCGATCAAGTGACCGTTTCTTCTAAGAAAGCTGTTTAGCTCATCCATTGAAACAAATTTTCTGTTTTCTATCATATCATTTTTTAATTTATTTTCCTTAATAATTCTTCTTTTAGATATATTTCAACATTAATATTCTTCTTTCCCTTGCCCCAAATCACGTTTTCAACTTTTAGTTCATCGTAGAAATTTGTGTGTTGACGCTCAAAATCACTTAAAAAATCGGAAATCATTACAGAATCTCCGATTCTTGGGACGGCTTCACAGTCCCATTTTACTTTTTTACTGAAATTTCCAATCGTTATATAAACTGTCATATACAAATATACTGATAAATCACATCAAAGCATGTGAAAATCAAAACGAGTGCAATCAAGCAAAGCCACATCATCACGCTCAAAAAAATCATCACTGCATCTTTGGTTTGAAAAAAGAGACATTCTATAATTAAATAATTAAAAAAATCTTTCATCGTTGTAAATTTAAGTTGTTAGTTTTAATAAAAAATACGGGTTTCCGTATTCTGCTTTAAATGTTTAAAAATTCTTTAATTTCCTTTTCAAAGACCTTTAAATAAAGATCATAATATTCGGGTTTTTTATCCGATTTCATTGCTGTAAAAGTATCATAAGTGAAACCTGGTTCACTCATTAAAAACTCTTCATTCGGTGGAACTTCAACTGTAAAAGGTTTCACCTTGTAGCTTTTTTTAATGAGGAAAGCGATGATATCTTCTTTCGGTAAATGGAGTTTTATTTCAAGATTTACCAAATCATCTGAGGTTTCTTTTGCTGTAATCATCGGCGTTTTCTTTTGTATTGTCTATCAAATGGGTTAACACTTGATAATGGAAACGTTTTATTTTTATCCAGTTTATTCATTTCAATAGTTAGCTTTTTTAGTTCTTCAGTGGCTTTCTTAAATTCTTCAGCGCAATTTGTGACTGAATATGAACTTTGAAATTCACTAAATTTAGCAACCACATCTTTGAAAGAAAAACCATAAGCTTTGGCAAGTTTCAGAAGTATTTCGTTCAGTTCAGTTTTATTGTGGGATCTACCACCTATAATAATTATCTCATTCATAACTACCTCCAAAGTTTTTTGTTTAAATAAGATGCCGGATAAGGAAATGCCGTACCGTCATTTTTAAGTTTTATCAGTTCCGGGATGTACAAAATAGCTTCCAGCGGATCTGTGCCTTTCAGTTTGTTCCAGGCTTTCAAAGTATCTTCCTTTCTCCCTACACTTCTGGGATATTTTTTGTAAAATTCCTCAAAAGTAACCACCGTGATCTCCTGAAAATGCCAGCTTCCTTTTCCCAGCGTCTGATTTTGAAGATCCGCCAAAATTGTTTCCAGATCTGCGGGGATGCGCTGCATAATTTTTTTTACCTGAACAGCGTTCCAATCGCCTTCAAATTCCAAAACTCTTAAAACGCCGTTTAAATCGTATTTAAAAACGACTTTTAAGCCCGATGCGTGATTTTTTGTTAAAAATTCTCTCATAGCAGTTGGCGGTGTAATTCGTTGGTTATTTGTAAAATTGCGTTTTTCTCATAGCTTCCAAAACTGTCGGGAAAGTAGATGTCATATTCTTGCAGATACTTCAGCAATGCTTCGCCTTTGTGATAGACTACTTTCATGATAAATGATTTATCTTTCTGTCTTGTTTTAATCGACTTTTGCAGCAGTTCTGTACGAAGCTCTGTCGCTACCGAAAGAATCATTCTGTTTTTTTTCGGCTGGTCCTGAATCATCATCGAGTCCAGGAACTGCATGGCATTATTTAGAACCACCAGTTTATTATTATCTAAAGTCAGTAATATTTTCATTTCATTTTTCAGTCTTGAAACGATATCGACTTTCTCTCTGAATTTTCTGTTATGCAGCAACAACGCTTCATATTCCTGTAGGTAGAAAATAACAGTAGAATGATGCTTATTCAAAAAAGCTGCAATCTCATAAAACGTATAGCCTTGCGCTCTGAGCTCAAAAGCAATAATCTTACGCAGATCCGGTAATGCTCCTTTTCGGCTTTCAGATTTTATATCAGCTAAACTGACTTGAAATTCAGTGAGAATGTCGTTTATCGTTGTGTTCATAATTATGTAAACTCTAATCGTTTGTCGTTTTTCTTCACAATGGTTTTAAAAGGAAATTTATCTTTAGGCACTTGATTAATCAAATCCATTAAATTTTTTGAACCAGTAAAGACCACTCTTTTATTTTCTTCAATCTCAATTTGTAAAGTGAGATATTTAGTTCCTTGTTTCTTTTTAGAATCTTCAATTTTGAAACCCTGTACTGTTATTTCAGTGTTCAAAATATCATCGATTTCAATTTTCTTTCCGTTGAACTGATTTTCTTTTGGTTTAATTCCTAAATCTCTAAAATTGAACATTCTTCATTAGCTTTTTCATTAGATTCTGTGAGTTGCAGTGTTTTGCCCAACCCCCGTAAGATGCAATTGAGCTTCTATTTGGTCTTTTCTTCAGCATTTTTGCAAAACGTTTTTTAATTGATTTTCGGAGTAAAACATGTGAATGGTAGTGAACATATCCTACGAAATCAATTCCACGTTTTTCGACCGGGAAAACTTGCCAATTTCCTTTTATCTGAAGATTTAAATAAAGTTCAAAATATGAATGTATTCTATTGAAAAGTTTCCAAAGCTCTGCTTTATCTTGGTGCAAAATCACAATATCGTCGGCGTACCTGAAATAATATTTTACCTTTAGCTCTTCTTTTAACCAATGATCAAAATAAGTCAAGTAAAAATTTGCGAGATATTGACTTAAGTAATTTCCAATTGGAAGACCAGGAGCCGAATCAATAATTTCATCTAAAAGCCAAAGTACATTTTCATCTTTAAACTTCTTTCTTAGTAAATTTTTTAAAATTTTGTGATCAATATTTGGGTAAAATTTTTCAATATCAAGCTTCAGGCAGTAAGTTGTTTCACTAGTATTTTTCAAAGCTTTTCTCAGATTGAATGAAGCTTTATGAATTCCTCTACCTTTGATACAACTGTAAGAATCCGCTGTAAAAACATCCACAAATATTGGCTCTAAAACGTTCATAATTGCATGATGGCAAATCCTGTCTGGAAAGAATGGAAGACGGTAAACGTCTCTCTCTTTAGGCTCGAAAACTTTGAAAATATCATACTCGGATGTTTTGTAAATTTTACTTATGAGCATATCGTGAAGCTTCAATATATTTTGTTCTCTGTTTTTGTTGTGAAGCTTTACGCCGTATTTCTTAGCTTTTCCCTTCTGTGCTTTTTCATCTGCAATCATCAGATTTTCGATACTGATGATGCGTTGAAATAAATTGTTCTTTCTTTTCATTTTTCCTTTGCTATTAAAAAAGTCGCTTTCAGAGATCCTACCAACGCCTTTTGGAAAGTGTTTTATTTTTTGCCTAGTGGCAGGGTTTACAGTGTTTATTTTTTTCTGCATAGGTGAGAGCTGCAATTCGAATTCGAGTTCTGATTATCGGAGTTGTTGAACGAGAACCGACCAGACGAGGACGAACTAAACCCAAACACTGTACAACCTTAATTCTTTATTCTATCACAAAAAACTCTCTGTAAATGTCTATGAAAGTTTCACCAGCGTAGTCGCTTAATTCTTCAGATTTGAAGCAAAGGCGAGAGCCGCAATCCGAATACGAGCCCCGATTATCGGAGCCGTCGAACGAGAACCGACCAGACGAGGACGAATCGTCCATGTCGAAATATGGATAATGTTTCCATTGGTCATCATCTTCCCAATTAGGAACCCATCCTTCATTCAATGCAGATACTATCAATTTTATCTGTTTGTAAGCTTTTTCATCGGTTTCCAATCCGTTGCAAGCTTCATTAAATTTTGCTGCATCTATCTTATGATAATTAAGTACATCTGCAAAATTTTTAATCCTTTCCGTGATATCTTGAGGAATGGGAGCTAATTTGATTTCTCCTGTGCTGTGATCAAAAGATTCAACTTTAAAACCTTTTGGAATTTCAATTTTTAATGTTTCCATTTTTGTAATATTAAATTGTGTAAGCTTTTTTATATGTTTCTATGAATTGCTTGGCTGCATACTGTGCCAGCTCTTTTGATTTGAAGCAAAGGCGAGAGCCGCAAATCGAAGCCGAGTACCGATCATCGGAGTAGCCGAACGAGAACCGACCAGACGAGGACGAACTCATATTAAACCAGTTAAACCATTTGTCCCATTGTCCATTATGCCAATCTGGCGTCCAGCCTTCATTAAGAGCCTTCGTAATTACAACCAACTCCTGATTTGCCAGAATATGAGGTTCAACTCCCGCATTAAATAATACATGGCAGGCAACTACATCAGGATCTTGTTTTCCTAAAATCTCACAGGCGTCACCAATACTTTTTACACGATCTTTAATGTCTTTTGGAATTTCTGTAAATTTTACCGTTCCTGTTTTCTCATCAAAAGATTCAACTTTAAAACCTTTTGGAATTTCGATTTTTAATGTTTGCATTTTATAAGCTTTTTTAATTATAATGCCTATTTATAAGGCTTTTCGCTAATATTTTAGAATGTCTCCGACATTGATGTCGGAGACATCGGTTTTATTAATCTTCCACAGTCAACTGATCCTGTAGCAGTTCAGTCATTCTTCTTTCAACAGCTGCTTTCGAGCTGAAGCCTTTTTCTAAAACTTTCCACGAATGAGAATCACTCTTTTGTTTTATCTCCAGCCTAAAATTATCGGCTATGATGATTTTAAAACCTTTATTAATCAGTTTTATCTGGTCTTTTGCTGTCATTCTACAGAGTTTTATCGATGATACTTTGTCGGTCAAGTTCCGCAGCCAATAAAGCCGCTGCAATGATGATTCTTTCTTTCCGGCTTCGTTGCTTCAGATTCTGAAACCATTCTACATCCCAGTTGAGCGGTCTGCTTTCATCGTTTTGCTGAATCTCTGGTCTCAGTAAAAGAAAAGCGGCTATTTGCAACTGATCTCTGTCGTACCATTCCGGATGAGCATAATGATGTTCGGCAGTGAACCCGTGTTTAAAAATCTGCTTATTGCGTTCGTCTGTAATAAGCTCTATTCCTACGTTTTTCATTTTAGATTTTGATTTAAAATTTATAAGTGATCAAATGGTCCTGGAATATCATCACCTCGAAAAAGTTTGAACATGAGGTAATTTTTATCAGAATTATTTTTCATTTTCCAGATCTCAACATTTTTTGGATCTACTATAAAAGCTTTGTATGCGTATGAAGCTTCAAAATTGTTACTACGTTTAATCTTTTTCATTTCTTCTTTAAAGCGGTCAGCAAAGGATTCAGCGTCACAATTTATAGGCAGTAATTCTTTCATTCTGATTATTGCCTGCAATTCTTGCTGATTGCTTGATGTTTTCTTTTTTTCTGCGTGCCACATTCTTATTTAAATTTAGATTGAACAATTTTTTGAAGTACGAAAATGAGTTTTGAGCATTGCGCCGGACTCATTTCTTTCAGCGGAGAATTTACCGGACATTTATCCGATTTCAGGAAACCGCCCAACCTGTGAAGATCTACAAACTCCGGCTTTTCTTCTTGTACCCAACCGAGAGAATGACATAATGATAAAACTGCTTTATGTTGGCTGTTTCTAATATCAAATAAGCCCCAAGCTGTATGATCTAAAGATTTGCCTGTATTGAAAAAGTAAATCAGTTCATCAGCCTGTAAACGGCTCAGATCTTTTACCGATGTCAGTTCGGTTCCGACCATTTCGCTTAATGCTTCCAGTCTTTCTTCTCTGTTGGAAAATTTCCCGCTGCAAATAGTTTGCAGCTGAGAAATTTGTCTTTGTGTGATTGTTGCCATTAGTCAGTTGGAAGTAAAAAAGTAAGATCTATATCTTTCGGCAGATCCACGCTGGTAATAGACAGCGGAATATTTCTTTCAATGCCGGTTCCGTCGGTTTGGTAAGCTTCAATAAACCATCTTGAAAGTTTCGGTTTATATTCTTCCTGGATAATCTCAACACCTCTCGAAAAATCCGTATCGGGAAAATCTCTGTCTGCGATCTGTTTCAGCTGAATCACTTTTTTGCTGTCAAGATCTCCATTTCCGTTTCTTTGCAACAATCTGAAAACAACATTCATAATTTTTTTAGTTGCTGCATCAGATCCAAGGCTTTCCAAAAACTTATGAATCATTGCAATTCCGTAGGCTGCATTATCACCGTAGCCGTCAGTTACTCTGTAACCTAATTTGATGCTTTGTTTTCCGGCAGTAATCGTGTGGCTTTGCTGATTGGTTTTAATACCGATTGTATTAGCTTTCATTTTCAGCAACTCCATAAAATTGTTAAAAACTTCGCCTTTTGCCTGTTCAAGAATCTTTGATGCTTCAATCAGTTTTTGCATTGATGCAGGAACGCTTTCTGTTGCAAGTTCATCCAGCGCTTTCAGGTCATTGGCTCTTTTCTCTTTTGCCGTTTTTTCTTCGTTTTTCGCTTCCTGTAAAAGCTGTTGTCTCTGTTCTGGTGTAAGGTCTTGTAATGATATTGTCTGTGTCATTTTAAAATTGTTTTATGAGTTAGTTACTTTTGAAATATCTTCAACCGGACTGTTTTTCTGTGAAACATGTCCAATCACATGTACAAACTCCTGCTGTAGTTCCGGTTCATTCTCAAAAAGGGTTAAAATCATTTCGCAGGTTCCTGTATTGGAGGAAAAGCGTGATGATGTGAAATCTCTTTTCTGTACATCGTTGGTCATAATCAGGATTTCGATGTTTTCTTCTTTTGCAGCTGCTTTTGTTTCAGCGATAAGATCTTCAAGTTTTGGACTCATTTTTAATTGTAATTGAATTGATATTTTTTTGAAATTGTCGTTTTCTTTTTCGGCAGTAGTGAAGCCGGATAATATTTGTCAAGCTCTTTTGCGTAACCGGCCATGATCTTAAAAAAGAAATTGTCGCTGCCTTCCGTTTTCTCGAGATAGTAATACAGATATTCTGTTTTAATATCTTCTGCCAAATGGTTTTCTACTAAAATTGCCCACTGGTTCTGATAGTAGTTAAACAGAGGTTCGCTTGTAATCAGGTCACGGTCTCTGTAATTGAATTTGAGTGCTAAAACCTCGCACCAGCTTACAAAATAGCTGTGCAGGAAGTTTTCGTAATCCAAAACACTCACACCGAGTGCCTGGCGAACCATCAAACGGTTTTGAGGTTCAGGATTTTGATTTTTTGTTGCCATTATTGTGAATTTTAATTATTGATCTTTTATTTCAGACCCGTAAAGGATCATTGCTTTGCTTTCATCGATCAGAAACTTTTCGCCTCCCTGCCTTCCGTTTACCGTTGCAACCAAACCCTGAATTTTTACAATTCTGTCAGCAAGTCGCTTAATCATTTTGGCGGTCGCTGTGTAAGGTTCGCCCCGTTCCTCATGTGCTATAAAAATGAAAAGTTTATCCTGATGATTATTGAGCAAAGTCTGTAAACCTCCATTCTTTAGCTGATCAACATACACCGTGACATTATCTATAAAAACAATTTTCGGTGAGTAACGTTTGTTCAGATAATCATCCAGCTCTGTGATTGAAACGCCTTTACCTTTTACTTTAAACTTGCGGTTGGTGATATCTACTTTAGCTCTGGTTATTACATCAAGAAAAGAATCTTCAATACCTTCCTCAGCACTTACATACAAGACCGGTTCTTTCTTTGCCAGATAATCTGCGAACATAATTGAAAACCACGTTTTGCCATTTTTTTCAGGACCGTAGAAGATCCACAGCTTTCCACTTCGTCCAGGCTCACCAAAAACCTTTTTCCACATGCCATCCAGTTCCAGCCTTTTCGTTTTTAGTTCAGAAATGTATTTTAGTGTGTAGGTTCTCATTTATGCGCTGATTTTTAAAAGTGTGTCGAGGTGACGTAATGTGGTTTCTTTGTCAAGACATTTTTTAACTAAAGTTTCTACAGGTGTAGTTCCGGTATGATTGGCAGTTGCAACCTGCTGTAAAAGTTCATGTCTAAAAGCCTTTTTGTCCGCAACACCAACCGGAGTAAGTTTGATGTATTCGTCTGAAAATCGACTGAAGATTTCCGCAAAACCAACTTTTTTGGAGTTGATTCCTTTTTCGATTTTAGATCTTAATCCGTCAGCTCCCATCATGAACCATCCGCAGAAACCGTCTGTTGCATTCCACAATTCTTTCAGTTCTAAAAATGCTGTGTATTCAAGATCTCCAGCTTCATCAAGAATTACAATCGGATGATCAAGCTGACCGAGATAATATTTCAGATTGGCTTTTACATCGACATATTTCCCTTTCGGATCTATGCCGAGAGTTTTTGCGAGTAGTTTAATGAACTGCTGCTTTGATTTCGCCTGTGAACAGTCAACGTAAAAGGCATTTTTAAGACCTTTAACCACATTTTTTGCACTGAATGTTTTCCCGATACCGCAATCATCAACCAAGATCATTGATGCGCTGAATTGCTGACAAAAACTGATAGATCCTTCAATGTTTTCGTAAACTTTCGTTCTTACAACTTTCCAGTTTGATTTTCTGGTCTGCACTTCCAGTTCACGCCCGATTTGAATCCACTGAGAATCTGAAATGATCTTTTCAATCTCTCCGGATTTTAATCTGCTGTAAACCGCTCCTGAAAGCCCGTAGATTTTTGCAAATGCTGCATCAGTACCTCCAAAATTGTCACGTCTGCCCAAAAGAGCGGTTCTTACTTCTGTTTTATATTCTGCTGTTAAATTCATTGCTTTGATTTTTTAGTTATTTTAAAAAGTTTGCTTGCCAGCTTACGGCAGGTGTTGATATTTTTGAATAATCTTCCGGAATATCAACTGTTTCAACCGTTTCAGGATCTTGCGGGATAAAAGTTTTTCTGTTCATTCCAGGAATAAAGAATCCGTTCTTTGGCTGCGCTTTCTGCTGATAAATGATGTTGATCTTTTGTAGAGTTCGTTCCTGTGATCTGATATAGCCTTCAACCGTTGCAACATAGGAGCTTTGGATCTCTCTGGCTTTTTTATCAGCCTCTGTTCTTTCAATTATTGCCCTGTTGTATTTTGGCATTTCCTGAACTTCGCAGATAAATCTTTCATTATGATATGCTAAAGCTTTCATCACATTTCCTGAATTATCATCGAGCCAGTAGACTGTAATGTCTTTACCTTCGATGGCTTTCATGGCATTGATAAGATTTTCGCCTAAACAGATTTCGCCATTCATTGCGATTGCTCTTTTTTTGCCTTGGAGGTTGATGTAACCTACATTGCAGGAAGTTTCAGTTTTGAATCCTAAATATGGAAGTATCGCTTTCCAATTGGTCGGCTTTAATTCCGGATGCTGGTTTTCTAAGAAATATTCCCATCTTGTTTTTGTCGGATCCTGCGAGTGAGGCGAATTGTTCCATTCAAATAAATCGTCTATACCATTCTGAATAATCTGATCATAAGGCACTAAAGGAACTTCAACCGAACCTGCTTGATTCGATTCCGACTTTGCTGTCGGTCTAGCCAACCATCCTGCACGTTTTTTTTCAACTTCATATCTCAGAGCTCCGAAATATCTTTCAATTCTTTTTCCTCTTGCGTTATTGGCTTCGATTCTTACATTCTGAAACATGTAACCTTCTTGAAGAAAAGAATCTGTAAAACTGCTGTTTAATGCGCTTTCAGCTTCCAGTTCATTGGGTAGATTTAAGCCCCATTCTGTGTAGTTTCTGACCATCTGTCTGTAAAACTCGATGATTATACCTTCTTTTGTTTTTCCGTACACAAAAACGGTAAAACATTCGCTAGCCAAATCAATTCCGTTGTAAAACCATGCTCTTTTACCTGTAAGATCTTTGAAAGGCGGGTTTCTATCATCAATTGAAATGATGGATCCTGCAAATCGAGGTCTTTCTAACTGGTGGTGCGGTTTAAATTGCCCCATGTATTTCTGTCTGTCTCCGGATCTTTTTTTGTGAGTAGCTGCTTTTGATTCCCATTTTGCCAAATGGCGTTTTACTGTGCTTTCAGAAAGAGACGGATATCCTTTCGGATCGTAGATCTCTCCAGATGCTTCATTGTAAACTTCAGCGTAGCCATTCAAAAACGCTTCATAAGCTCTGTGAATTTCTGTTGCTGTCGGTTTGTGCTCAATATTGGCAAAAAGTCCGTCTAAGATCTCAGAAACGTTATCATCAATTTTTACAGGATTGACTTTGCGTTTTCCTTCAACATCTTTAATGATTGACAGAAAATTATACTGGTAATCACGATTATTGTAATTAAATCCGATTTCAAACCCATTTAAGGCCTCTTTAAATCTGGTCGGATGCGATGGCAGGTTATGCGAAGGCAGTTTCTTCATCTCCAGGTATGCGCCGAAAGTGTTGCTCTCATCACATAGGAAACCGTTTAATCCTTTCAGCGACATTCCCAATTTAATGCGCTCGGTGGTGTGCTTTTCCTTTAGCTGAATGACTGCCATCAAAACGCTTGCATTCGTAATATATCGCTGTTGTTCTCCCGGTAAAAGAGCAGATCCGTCAGGTCTTCTGAAATTGGTGTAAAATTCCACAGCTACAGAATCAGTTTTGTACCAGTACAGCAGATTATGATCTAATTTTCTCGGATCTCCAAGTGCTTCCTGAACGTGAGTGGGCAATGAATCAAAATCGATCATTAACTTGTGGCCACGACAAGCTCTTTGAAGCGACTTAATGCCATAGATCTTATCACGGTTCCTGCTGATTTCTTTTGAAAGAACATTCTGACTACTCCAAAACCTTGGAACCAGTTCTTCAACTGTCACAGCGACTGCGTTTGTATTGTTCCAAAAATTTGGCATTAGTTAAAAGGATTTGTGATTATTTTTTTTGTATTCCACGAAAGCAAACCCCAGAACAATCTGTGCTCTGATCTTTTTTCGTAGCTTTCTCCGTAAAGCGTGTGAAATATCACTGTGCTTTTAGTATAAAAGTTTTTCATGATTATTATTTTAAAAGTTGAGATCTGTTTTCGATTACTTTTTCTAAAGCAGCTACAGCTTCAAAATGATTTTTAGAGTAAACTCGCAAAAAAGCTTTTTGAGCAGATTGAGTAGAAACACCTAAAAGTTTTGCAACATCTTCCCAGTCACCATTTCTCTTTTTCTTTAATAAATCCTCAAGTTTTTCGAGGTATTTTTTTTCGTCTTCTGTTGTAGCATCAAATAATATTTTAGGAATATTTGATTTTTTTTGCCGTTTTACGGAATTCCTCATTTCGCTTTGTTTTAATTGTATTATTTTTGTCTTATCAACAATACAAATATCGTAAAGTTTTGCGAATAACAAAATAAAAATCCGCAAAATATTGCGTTACAAACATAACTAACTGTTTATGAGCGATATAAATTCACGCATTAAACACCTAATTAATCATTTCGCAGGTGGGAATAACTCGAAATTTGCAGAAATGATAGAGGTCGGAGAATCAAATGTTAGAAGTTACATCAACGGAACTGAGCCTAAATTTAATGTTCTACAGAAAATGTGCAGATTACTCGCAATAAATTCCGAATGGCTCATTATGGGTGTTGAACCGATGGAAAAACAATCTTTACTTAGTGTTAAAGAAAATAAGCCTATCTATAACAATTTACCTACCGTCATAACAGTTGATTCTCATAATCACGATAATATTGTTCTTGTTCCACAGAGACTGAAAGCAGGTTATTTGACAGGTTACGATAATCCTGCATTTATTAAAAAACTTCCTGCATACAGAATGCCGGGTTTAAACAATGGAATCTTCAGAATGTTTGAGATTGAAGGAAATTCCATGTATCCAACATTACCTAATAAAAGTTACGTTGTAGGTCAGTTTGTGGAAGATTTTGCGAAGGACATCAAAGACAATCAACTGTATGCAATTATAAGTAACGAAATTGAAGACGGCTTGGTAAAAAGATGTCTCAACCGAATAGATAAATACAACAATTTAATCTGTAAATCCGACAACCGAAGATCTTACCCAACACAAAACATAGATCCTACAACAATAAAAGAAGTTTGGGAAATAAAGCTGCATCTTAATTTTCAGCTGCCGGATCCAGCAGACATCTATGACAGAATGAATGACCTGGAAGCGGAAATGGAAGAAATGAAACGTAAACTGATACAGTAACACATCTTTTTTATTAATACAAAATAGATTAATTACATAAAACATTAATAATCAATAAATTATATCGATTCAATCACATTAACACATTGTAATTAAGATTGTTTTGAGTGTTGTTTTGTGCTGTTTTACGATATTATTTTTGCAACAATGTATTTTTGAAGATACAATTTTACTGCATTTTGGTAATGCAATTGGTAATGCAATTGGTAATCCTTTCAATTTTTTGAGCAATTTCCATAAAAACAAAACAGTAAAATAAAGAAGTGATTTTGCAATCAAAATATTTATTTCAATTCAAAAAATAAAGCCTCAAAACAACGTTTTAAGGCTTTTAATGGTAGATTACAGCTTCTGTAAAGAAGTATTATTTAAATTCGTTTTAAAACGGCTTCAAACCTGGTTTAAAAAGGTAGCATTATGGTAGCAAACGGCAGTAATTTTACATTTAGATCAATCCATTATTTTTGGCTTTTTTGGCTTAATCCCTTTATTTATAGGCTTTTTTGGCTTTTTATGATTAATGTTTACATTTACAATTAGTTTAACCCCTCATACGAGCTGATCAAAAAAAACATTGCAGATAAAAAATCTGAATTTTATTATCCGAATCTGCTTAAAAGACTTAAAGCAAACGATACGCTGATGACGCACAATCAGTACATGCATCTTTATTACGGCTATGTTTTTCAGCCAGATTTTCATCCGTACAAAGAAAGTGATCGAGTGGAAGAAATGAAAAAGTACTATCGCGGTGATTATAAAGAAAGTGAAATTGTCGCAGGAATAAAGTTTTTTAAAGAAGAATTGGAAATCACTCCTTTAGATCTGAAGGCGATGAGGCAATTGGCAGTTATGTACTCGAAGAATAATGATATGCCTACTGCAAAGAAAATCAATAAAAATTATTTGGCTTTTGTAGATACGATTTTAACGACGGGCGACGGCTTGAAATGCGAAACCGGTTTCTATGTTAACCTGAGTTCGGTTTAA